ACAGGGTTTGGGGGATTATGTGGCGCGGCCAACTACTGCCGCCCCCACCTGCCTCACTGCGCGGCGCACCGACCAATATTCAGGTCGATTACATCTCGATGCTGGCGATGGCACAGAAGGGCATCGCCACCGCAGGGATCGAGAAGTTGTGGGGCTTTGCTGGCAACCTGGCCGCGGTTATCCCGAACATCCTCGACAAGTTGAACCCGGATCAGACAATCGATGAGTATGCGGCGGCGCTCGGCGTGTCGCCGAAGATATTGGTGGGCGATGAGGAAGCTGCGGCCGTGCGAGAGGGCCGGGCGGCGCAACAACAAGCCGCACAAGCCGCTGAGATGGCCTCCACCGCGGCACAGGGCGCTAAGACACTCAGTGAGACGGATGTGGGTGGTGGGGCAAACGCCCTCCAACTGATGCTGGGAGGTGGTGGCGGTGGCTAAAACTAAGTTCACGCCCGAAAGGGTCGCAGAACTCCAGGCATTAGGACGCTTTCTGGGCGAACCTGCCGGACGCCGGTGGGTCTATCAGCTCATGGGCGAGTGTGGGGTGTGGACAACCGCTGGCGTGTCAAACGCCCTCGCGCTTGCCTTCCGTGAAGGCTCACGCTTTATCGGCCTTCGGTTACAGGCCGAGGCCATGCAGGCCAATCACGATATGTACCTCAAGATGTTGAAGGAGATGGAAGTTGAGCGACCAGGCGCAATCGGCACCCGAGGCTTTGGCCCCGACGACGACCCTGACGACCTCGGAGACGCCGACACCGGAAGCTGAGCCGTCCGTCCTTGGGACAGAGGCGCCTGCGGCACCGGAGCCGTTTGACGCTGAAAAGATCACCCTCCCTGAGGGGTTGTCGAAAGACGATACCCTCTTCGGAGACTTCACGAACTTGGCGAAAGAGCATGGCTTGCCCATGCCTGTAGCACAAACCCTTATCGACTTGGCCGCGAAGCAAGTCCAAGCTGCCAACCAAAAGCTACAAGCGAGTTGGGACAAGCAGAACTCAGACTGGCAAGCGGAGGTACGGGCCGACAAGGAGATCGGGGGCGACAAGCTCTCGGAAGTCTTGCAGACATTTTCCAAGGTTGCAAGCGATCCTGAGTTGTCTGATCCGAAGTTTCGCGAGGCACTAGCGTTTACCGGCGCGGGAAACCATCCAGCGATAGTACGGACCCTGGCACGGTGGGCAAAAGCCCTATCCGAGGGGGGTCCGGTGCGCGGAACACCGTCCCAGGGGATGCAACGGCCTACCACTGTTGGCGAAGCCATATACGGCCCAAGCGGGCCACACACTGGCGGACCACGACTTCAATAGGGATCTGAAACATGGCAGTACTTGGAACAACCGTCCTAACCTACGCCGATTGGGCAAAGCGGGTCGAGGACGGGTACCGGATCGGCACCATCATCGAGTTGCTCTCGCAGACCAACGAGATCCTCCTGGACATGCTGGTGTTGGAGGGCAACCTGCCGACGGGGCACAAGACGACGGTGAGGACGGGCTTGCCTACGGCGACGTGGCGCTTGCTCAACTACGGCGTCCCTAACTCGAAGAGCACGACAGCCCCCATTATTGATACTTGCGGCAATTTGGAGGCATATGCGCTGGTCGATAAGGACATCGCCGACCTGAACGGAAACACCTCCGAATTTCGGGGATCGGAAGTGGTGGCGTTCCTCGAAGGCATGAACCAACAGATTGCCTCGACGATCATCTACGGGAACCAGGCAGTGAACCCGGAACGCTTTACAGGCTTCGCCCCTCGCTACAGCACGGTATTGACGGCGAATGCGCAGAGCGCCGCCAACGTCGTGGATATGGGAGGCACGGCTGGTACGAACACCTCTATGTGGATCGTGACTTGGGGTGCCAACACCACTCACGGTATCTTCCCGAAGGGCAAGATGACCGGACTCAAGCATCAGGATATGGGCGAGTGGCCGGTGCAAGACTCTTTTGGCAACACCTACCAAGCCTACAGGGACCACTTCAAATGGGAGATCGGCCTCGCTGTCAGGGATTGGCGCTATAACGTGCGTCTCGCCAACATCGACGTGACGCTCCTTAATGGCGCGTCAGCGGCGAACCTGATCAATGGGATGGTCCGGGGCCTCTATCGCCTGCCAACGGCGTCGCCCAGCGCGACAGGCATCCAGACGTCGGACAGCCCACAAATCCAGGGGTCGATGGGCAACACTGCGATCTACTGCAACCGGGTCGTTCGCACTTATCTGGACCTCCAGGCGATGAATAAGACCAACGTTCTGTTGTCGCTGCAAGAGTTCCAGGGGCGCGTTGTGACGATGTTCCGAGGCATCCCGATCAGGACGGTAGATGCTATTCTCTCGACCGAAGCGCGCGTTGTTTAAGGAGCTGCGAGATGATTATTGATGGCGCACTACAGTTCAGTGGCACTGCGGGTGTTGCGGGATCAGTAGATTTGCCGACCACCGGCACGCAACAGTCAACTAATGTTATCGACCTTGTAAACGCTCGCGATATGGGCATTGGGGACGATCCAGCCCTTAAACTCCTCTGTGTGGTTAAGACGGCGCTTACAGGTGGTACCAGCTTGCAGGTACAGTTCCAGGGTGCTCCCGACTCTGGTTCAGGGACGCCGGGCACTTATGTAACCTATGCGGAGAGCGCGGCCGTGCTCGAGGCCGACTTGATCGCGGGCCGCTACCTGTTGCCGATGGACATTCCGAGACCGCCTCCTGGCGCACCTTTGCCGCGCTTTTATCGCCTTCAGTACGTTTCGGCTGGAACACATGGAGCCGGAGGTATCTATGCTGCGCTAGTCCTCGATCGCGCGGACTATGTGGGATACCCTCCGGGCATTACAGTTCCGAACTAGGAGAACCCCATGAAGTACAAGTTGCTAGGACCGCATGTGCTGGCTGATGGCGGAATGCTCGAAGCAGGCACCGAAGTGGGCGATGACACCGATGTTCCCTGGAAAGACATCGACGGGAAGGAGATGGAGCCTACCACGCAGATGGAAGGGCTCGACGATGCTTCCCGAGAAAAGGTGCGGGAGGTCCATCAGCGGCTCTATGGGCAAGGCCCTGCGTGGGAGCGCGGCCAGAGCGAGGAGGCTCGCAAGGCCCACGAACAGCAGGCCGAGGAGCAGAAGAAACTCGACGAAGGCTCCGAGCCGGTGTCGCCGCAGCAGAAAGCGGAGCGCGAGTGGGAGAAGGAGTTCAAGGAAGGGAAGCGGGGCGAAGCCGCGATGGCACCGACGATCCCTCCAAGGGCACCCGTGACCTCGCCGCCGGGTGCAGCACGCCAACCCTCGCACACCTCCGCAGCCTCGCCGACGCGCGGCGGTCAAACGACGCCTGCACCTGGACCAGCGACTCCGAAGCCGCCCAAAGATGAGGACATAAGGCCGACTAAACCCAACGAGGAACAGTACCCCAAGCACTAACTCCCCAGTCCAAGGGTAGAGTCCGCCCCACCATGCGGCCCGGCAGGGCGGACTCGCATAGGAGGATACGATGGCAAAGTTTAGATTGCTTGCAGCGCATCAGCTAAGGAATAGTGATCTCAAGGCTGATGTGCTTGTACTTGGAGATAGAGAAACTGAGCATCTTGGAGAAGAGCGTGGGATGATTGTCGGTGACGGCACCAATTACCCAGTGGTCCATGCTACCCTCGAGATGATGCCGCTCGACGACGAGGCCGAGGCGATGCTGGATGTGGAACGGGAGCGATTGGCCCACAATCACGCCTCAATGAATCCGGTCGATCAGCTCCCGGTTCAGATGGCAGGCGGGCGAGACGATTACGACAACCGCTACGTCCCTGGTTTCCCTGGTGTGCTTCGTCCGCAAAAAGGACCGCATTTGGTCGAGGACAAATCGTGATGCGCCACATTGTGCTGGCCGCCGCCTTCGTGCTGGGGGGATCGCTCGATGTCGAGGCTCAAGTCTTCACTACTCCTCTTAACCAAGTGGAGATCGACCAGCAGGTCAGCACGGCGGGTACCGGGGCCATAGTTCTCAATTCGCCAAGCAAGGCTTTGGCCTCACTGACTGTGTTCAGTAGCGCGGCGGGATTTGCACTCGTATACGACGCGGCTTCGTTGCCAGCGAATGGTGCTGTTGCCGCCTGCTCAGGGCCAGCAACAGCACGCCCCTGCCTGATGTGGTGCGCTCCTGTAGCGGCGGGCGGCTATGTGGATCGACAGTGGAACAGCCCGATGTCGTTCACAACAGGTATTGTTGTAGCGGTTAGCTCTACCGGGTGCGCTACTCTGACGGCAGCAACTACCGGGCAGATTTTTGCGCAAGCCCCTTGAGGAGGCATAGATGCCCTTATCGACTGACGAGTTCATCTTGACCAAGCGGGTTGTCGCTGGAGTGGTAGACGAAGAGCCAATCGCGGTTGCGATACGCTACATAATGGAAGCCTCGCCATGCGGAGACGATCCGGGCTGGAGCGATCTGGTCCTCGAAAATGGCGAAGAGTGGACCATCGCCACGCCGTTCGGCGAACTCGTACCGACCTCTCGCGCATGAAGAGGGTTATTGCCCTGGCGCTGGCCCTGTGCGCCCCGTGGCCGCTCGCGGCCCAGAACGCGATCACCCAAGAAGGCACCGTCCTCCAGAACTCGCCGATGATGTTTCGGGGAAACAATAGGGCGCGGCAGGGCGCGACGGTGAACGGAGCGCCAACCGGGCAGACGGTTACGACCGGCGACAGTGTGGTGGGCGGCAGGTGCGACTACAGCGCGCCGATCGACGATCCAGCCGGATATTACCGGATGTGCATCGACGCCAAGACCGGCACGCTCAAACTTGACGGCACCAAGCTGCCGCCATTCGGCACGATCAAGATCGAGATCAACGGACAGGTGTACGAGTTCCCGTCATCGGTGACGATCGTTGGCTCGGATGCGGTCGTTACCAGCAACGCCATACTCAAGACGGTGACAGGCGAGCTTGGCAAACGAGTCGTGCGCCTTGGTTTCTACACGCCTGGTGATGGTGGGCTGGCGACATACAACTGGTCGGCGACTAATTGCGTCGGTGCAGATGATGGGGCGAAGGTGCAGCCAGCGACCACTGGATGTTGGATAGGGGATTTCAGTGGACAGCAGCCCACTCCGAAGATTTGGGGGGCTAAAGGAGACGGCGCTACTAACGATCAGCCTGCGGTGCAAGCAGCGATAAATGCGATGGCAGGGCAAACACTGTATCTTGGCCCGCATATGTATGGGCTGGCTACCGGCATTTCCTGCTCGTCGCCTATGCGTATTGTTGGTGATGGGCGCAGTGCGTTGGACCAACAGTATTCTGGATTTACCGCTTTGACCACGAATATGACGCTGTTCACTCCGTGCGCGCAAAGTTATTTCGGCCATTTCTACATTGATATGGGACATCCAGGGACTAATACTGCCGGCACTGCAATATCGTTTCCTGGCAACAGCGGCAACTCAATGATTGATTTTGTCTGGATAGATAAGCCATGTATCGGACTCGATCTGAATGGTGGGGCACAAGCTGTCAATCAGTTGCACGTTACGGGACATCGAGGTGCTGGCTGCGGCGGGATCAGGATTGGTCATTCTACCAGCGGTGGACTGACGGTTGATGCGAATATCAGTGGTGTGACGTTACAGAGCGATCTCACAAACCCAGCAGATTTTGGTATGCGGATAGAGGATGCTGGCGGACTCTTCGTTACCAACACCGACATTCTAAGCTCCAATGTCGGCACTTACATAACCCCAGGTATGGGGCCTGGATCGCAAGCACAGCGTGTCGAGTGGGCATATTTTAACAATACTGTGCTGGGGGATAGCACGGTTTATGTAGGCCTCGTTATTGACGTAGCTCATCCTGTCGGAATTATTCGTGGTTTGCAGTTCAATCAAACATGGACATCGACATCGGCAGCCGCTGGTGGAATTGTACTCAAGAACACCGGCGGCACCTCCATCTACAGTGGTATTCATTTTAAAGGGCATCGCTCGTATAATAACTATGGTAACGGTGCAGAAATAACTATGGGCGATCAGGTGTCTTTTGACAATGTGCATTTCTGTGGTAACGGAAAGTCAGGTGCAAGCAGTGGTATTTTTTGGGCAGCTAATGTTGGTTTGGGAGCGGTACGGAATAGCACGGTTGGCGGTCAGTGCGACAATAACATCGGCCCGCCTGGTGTGCAGTATGGCGTAGCGTATCAAGGCTCCAATGGTGGTCATATCCTCGTGGGTAACGAACTATATGGTACGATAGCTCCGGTCTATGGAACGCCGACCGACTCTAGCGTGATTGCTAACAACCAAAATCTCGATACTCAAACATTCACAGTCGCCTCAGCTTCAACAATCACTCTTACCACCGTTGCGCCTTCATGGACGATTACTGGTACAACTCCCATCGTTAACATCGCAGGAGGATGGAACGGCCGCACCGTTCTGTTTCATGGCTCTTCTGCAGTGACATTTAGTGCAGGTGGGAACTTGTGCACCGCATACACTTTGCCCCAGGGAAGAATAGTTAGAGCCACCTATCTGAATGGCCCAAATTGCTGGGGTTTTAATTGATGGCCGACCAGCTCGAAGTTGCTCGCGAGGCGCTGGCTCAGATCGGGACGCGCTCAAAGATCGCCTCGCTCGATGATGGAAGCGCAGAGGCAACATACATCAACCTACTCTACATGCCAATCCGCGACTTCCTGTTGACCGATGGCGATTATGACTTCTCTATGATAACAGTGGCACTCACTAATGTGGTATCGGTGCCGGGGCCTTGGACGTATATGTACGAGTGGCCGGATCAGGCGCTGCGCATACGACAGTTAATTCCAAAAGATTACAACCAATTAGACCCGCGACCAGTTACCTGGAATGTTACACAGCTTGCTGATTATCGCTGGATAAACACGCATGTGGAGATGTCATCGGGGCTCTTCACATACGGGGCCGTCGAGGATCTGTGGGACGGGATATTCCGACAGAGTTTTGTGCGGATGCTCGCCAGCGCCCTCGCCTTCGCGCTTGAGAACCGGATCGAGGCCAGCAAGGTGAAACTGGACGAGGCGTTGGGCTTCGCCGGGGTTGGCAAGATGAGGGATAGCTGATGAGCATCGAAGCGATGTGCAACCAGGCACTCGACCTGATCGGGTACAAGCGGCACATCGGCTCGATCATGGATGGCAGCCCAGCAGCGCGGGTCGCACTCAACGCCTATGCCGAAACGCGTGACGAGGTGCTGGCTATGCAACCGTGGTATTTTGCCCGCGATTACACGCCGCTTGAGCCAGCAACACCTACTCCGGCATCGGCATACTGGATCTACCGCTTCAAATACCCGTCGATCGCTATCCGGGTGCTCGACGTTTTTCCGACGAACGCTACACCGGAAGAACTGCTTGACCCTATCCCGACTCGCTGGTTAGAGGTTAATGATCGTAGTCAGGTATCGCCACATCGGGGCATTCTAACCAATTTTAGCCCTGCCTATGCAGCGTTTACTAATCGTATCATAGACTTTAATGCGTGGCCTCCAGAGTTCACTAATATCGTGATTAAGGCCCTGGCCGAGAAGTTCCAACGGGCGCTGGTCGGCACCCCCGCAAAAGAAGAAAAGCAATGAAACCGGAGGACATCGTTAACAACGCGCTCGAGGTGATCGGGCATCCGCAGCGTATTGCCTCATTCTGGGACGGCTCGCCCGAGGCACTGGTGGCGCGCGATATGTGGAGCGAGACACGCGATGCCTTGCTGGTACGCACGCAGCCGGACTGGGCACGCGAGGATCTGGCGCTAGAAGTGCTCAAGGCCGCGCCCTCCTACTACGACGAGCAAACACCGTGGATAGCCGGGCTGTATCCCGATCTGCCGTGGCTCTACGAGTACGCGCAGCCCGAAGAGTGTCTGGTGCCGTTGGCGCTGAAGCCGAGGCCGCACACGCTGCCGGTATGGCGACCGCGTGCTATGCGTTTCCGAGTCAAGACCGGCAGCGACCAAACCTACGTTTTGCTCGGCAATGACCCAGCGCCGATCCTCACCTGCATCGTTCACACCCACGATCCTGGAGTTTGGTATGAGGACTTCATCGAATTGATGATTGTGACGCTGGCGAAGAAGTTCGATCGCCTCTTCGGCGACAAACAGCGCCCGCCAGAAAGGAGGCCCGATGCCAACGACGCCGGATGACATCGTTAACGAAGCCCTCGACGAGATCGGAGTTGAGGCTATCGGCGATCTGCATGAGGGGTCGAAGATCGCTAATGTGGCTCGAAGGAACTACGATCCGATGCTGCGCGCGATGCACGCCGCGGCTCCCTGGAACTTTGCCCGACGCCAGCGCCAAATTGACATGCGCGGCGACGCGAGCGGCCAATACCACAACAACCGCAACGTACCACTGCACTGGTCCTATATGTACGAGTGGCCGAACGATTGCGTACACGCGAGATGGGTACTTGGGCTGGACGCTTATGCCCTGGACGCGAGCGGTGCTCCCCTGGCTGCCGCACCAGCATGGGCGCGTCCAGCCCCTTTTATCGTGACCGACGCCCCGCTGGTTAACGACATAGCGAGCGATTGGGATCGCACTGAGGGCCACAATCCTGAGTCCACGCGAGTGATCGCGACCAACCAGCTCGGCGCAATGCTCGTCTACACCGGGCTGGTGATGTACCCGGATGCCTGGGATGCCGGCTTCAGGCGCGCGTTCGTTGCCGCGCTTGCCGCTCGGTTGGCGGTCCCGTGCATCGAGGACAAAGCTCAGGCGCGGGCTATGCGCGGAGAGCAGCTCCAAATCGCCCGCGATGCGCTGATCGAGGCGCGGGTCCGGGACGGTAACGAAGGCTGGACCCTAACCGATCACACTCCCGATTGGATTAGGGCGCGCACTCACGGTGGCTGGTGGGGCTGGCACGGGAGCGGCTGGTCCAACTATCCGTTCGTCGAGGACGCCGGGGGCGTCTATTAGTGGCGAGGAGCGCACCCGATCCCGAAGCCCCGATCAGCCTGGCGCAGCACTCCTTCGCTACTGGCGAGGTGTCGCCTGGCTTCTATGGTCGCCAGGACATTCAGAAGTATGGAAGCGGCTGCGCCGTCCTGCGCAACTTTTACGTTGATCCTCGTGGCGGAGCGACGGTGCGCCCTGGTACCCAGTTCATCGGCTATCCCGCCACGAGTGGCTATGCCCGCCTAATTCCCTTCCAATTCTCACCGGATGTTGGCCAGAGTTATGTGCTGGTGTTCAGTGCCGGGCACATCAAATTCATCAAGAACCCAGGTACTGCCTCTTATCCCAATGGCTCGAACGCCGGATTCATTCAGAGTGGTGGAAGCGACTACTTCGTGTTCACACCCTACGACGAGGTAGATCTGCGCGGCATTCACTATGTTCAGATGGCCGATGTGATGTGGCTTGCGTGTCGCGGCCACCCGCGCCACAAACTATCTCGCCTTGCAGACGACAACTGGACGCTCGCTCCCGTTACCTCTACGCCAGATGTCGCAGTGCCGGTTATGATAAGTGCTACGGTCAGCGATGCTCCAACTGGTGTGACCCCAGCTCCAGCGGTCGAGACGCGCTATATGTACGCTGTCTCAGCGGTCAACGCGGACGGTGCCGAGAGCCTTCCAAGCATCCCAGTCCTTAGCGGCGCTGGGATTAACATTGCGGTCACGGCTGGAACTGTGACGATACTGTGGCATCCGGTGACGGGCGCTCAGCATTACAAGGTATGGAAGGCGCTGCCAGCGCACGGCAACCGGGTCCCAGCTCCTTCGGAGCAGTTCGGGTTCCTGGGCTACTCGTACGGGACTTCGTTTACGGACTCGAATATCGTCCCCGACTTCACGCAAGCGCCGATCCAATCCGCTGATCCTTTTGCACCTAGCGCACTGACGGGCTACACGATCACCGCCCCCGGCACCGGATACGTTCCTGAGAGCACGCTTATCACAGTCAACGATACGTCGGGGTCGGGCGCGGTGGTGTATCCGGTGCTCGATACCAATAAGGCGGGAGTGGCCGGCGGCATAGTTGGCCTCTACATCGCCGCCGCTGGCAGTGGTTACACCGCCCCGACCGCGACAGCGACTGGAGCCGGGACCGGCTTCGCTGCCACCTTCACTGTCGGACCCTCTACCGGCCTTGATCCGGGTACAGTCGGTATCTTCCAACAGCGCCTGGTCTATGCCTCTAGTGAGGAGAAGCCGATCTCGCTTGCGGCATCGAGGCCCGGTGCGCCAGACGACTTCCGCACCAGTAATCCAACCACTGACGGCGATGCCTTCCGCTTCGACATCTTCGATCAGCAGGTATCGCGTATCTTTTGGCTCCATTCACTGCCAGGCGGCCTCTTGATCGGCACCAACGCGCATGTCGTCCAACTGACGGGTGGGAGTAACACCGCAGCCAACCCGGTCGCGGTCACACCAACCAACGCTGTCATCGTACCGCAATCTCAGTTCGGCGCAGCCGACGTAGAGCCGATAGTGATCGACCACAACATCCTCTACGTCCGCACCGAGGGCAGCGTTAACGAACTCACCTACAACTTCTACGCCAACATCTATGCAAGTGCTGACATTACTATCCTGTCAAATCATTTCTTTGCCGAGACGCGGGTGATGGATTGGGCCTATGCCGACTCGCCGTGTAAGGTGGTTTGGGCAATTCTTGATACTGGTACTCTTTTATCGCTCACATACGTCAAAGCGCAAGAGATTGTGGGATGGGCGAGGCACGACACTCCGAACGGCATCATCGAGTCTATTACTACGATCCAGGAGGGTGAGGTAAACGCAGTCTATTTCTCGGTACAACGGTTTGGATCACGCTGGATAGAGCGACAGGCGCAACAACAGTTTTTCCAGGCGAGCGATGCTTGGCAACTCGACGGAGCCCTCTCTATTCCCTCAAATTACCCAATCGCCCAGCTCGATGTTGGGGGACAGACCGGACAACAGATAGCAGTGGCATCGGCCCCGGTATTTGCTGTCGGCGACATCGGGAAGGAGATCCATGCGGTATGGTCGCGCGGCACCATTACTGGCTACGTCAGCCCGACCGAGATCCTACTTGATATAGACCCAGCGCGCCCGTTCTTCGCTCAGTCCCTGTGGTCGGGGCTGTGGCGGATGGACCCGGTGCTGAGTGCCGTGACTGGCCTCGACCATATGGAGGGTACTACTGTTTACGCGGTGGTGAATGGGGTGGCACAGGGTCCGTTCACGGTGACGGATGGCACGATTACCCTCACAACGCCCGGCTCGCAGGTGCTGGTAGGTTATCGCTATCAGGCCCAACTCCAGCCGCTTTACATCGAGACGCCGGATGCAGCTACGATCCAGGGGAAGCGGAAGAAAGTGGCAGCCGCTTCCATTCGGGTGCGTGATGCTCTGGGCCTCAAGTACGGCCCATCGTTCACCACCCTGAAACCGTGGACCCGCGGTGCGTCTTCTACCGACGAACAACCACTCTTGCCGTATGGAGCTTTTGGCCTTTATAACGGCGACCAGCGTATCTGGCTCGATCAAGTATTCTCGATTGGTGGCTGGGTATGCGTACAACAGGATGATCCGTACCCAGCCACCATCATCAGCATCATGCCAGAGTTGGCTCAGGGAGACGCGATGTGATCGTCACGTTTCGGAATGCGGAGCGGCAAGACGCTATCTCCATCGTACCGTATCTGCGGGAACGAGATCGCCTCAATTTGGTGCGACAGGGCAATCCGGTCGAGGTGATTGAGGAGGCAATGTTAGGAAGCATCTCGAATTATGTAGGGATAGCCGAGGGTGTTCCAGCGGTTATGTGGGGGCTGCGAGCCGCGCAACTCCTCGACAACAGTGCGTATGTGTGGATGCTTGGCACCTCTATGATCGAAAATCACCCGATCCACTTCCTGCGGTACTCGCGGGCCGCGCTAAAGCTGATGCGCCAACGCTACCGTGTACTGTACGGGGAGATCGAGGTGGATTACAAGGCGTCGCAGCGGTGGTTGCGGTGGTGCGGCGCGGAGATAACTCCGCACGAACGTCACCTGATGTTTGTGTTGCGTAATGAGTGAGAAGTGGCTTAACACCCTCACACTCGCAGTGGTGGTGGCGCTGGTCGCGGTTATGGTAGGGATGGTGGTATGGGCCCTGAGGTAATGCTCGCAGCACAGGCTGGCAGTGCCGTGATGGGCGCTGTCGGAAGTATGCAAAAGGGCGCAGCGGAGTCGGGCGCGGCCAAGTATCAGGCACAAGTGGCGCGCAATAATGCGCAGATCGCGCAACAGAACGCTGAGTATGCTTCGCAAGTCGGGGAAACCACCGCACAGGCGCAAGACCTCAAGGCGCGATCCGCGCTCGGCTCGATACGGGCGGCACAGAGTGCAAGTGGACTGTCGCTTGCCAGCCCCTCGCTGCAAGACGCTTACGAGAGTTCGGCGCAAGTGTACCGGCTCGACACAGCGAACATCGTGCAGAACGCCGCCCTGCGTGCGCGGGCCTACGAAGCGCAGGGTACCGAATACTTGGCCGAGGCCGATCTTCAGGATCGGAAGGCTAGTGACTCGCAGAGCGCCGGCTACTTGGGGGCGGCTGGTTCATTGTTGAGTGGAGCAGCGAGCTTCGCGGATAAGTGGACCAGGTATAGGACAGTATAATGCCTCTCCTGCCAGCCAGCGGTTACTTGACGCCCAGCGCTCCAACGGTAGAGCCGTCGCCGGTCCCATTGACGCCCTACCAACGCATTGAGGCGACTCCATCGGAGTTCGGTGGCACAACCGCTCAAGCCCTGAGTGGCTTTGGGAAATCGCTGGGCGAAGCCGCCGGCCACCTGGAGAACATTCAGCAGTTCTACGACCAAGTAGTAGTGGATGAGCAGAAGAACTCTTACGAAACCAAGGTCAATAATAAGCTGTACGGTGATCCCTCGGTAGCGGGGGATGTTGGGTACATGGGGTTGCAGGGCAAGAATGCCCTAGAGGGGCGCGAAGGAGTCCGAAAGGACATCGACGCTTTGCTCTCGGAGCACCGCTCAACCCTAAAGAATGCCAATCAGCTCCGTCTTTTCGATCAGGATGCTTCGCGGTATCGGAACGCGACCCTGAACATGGTGGGGCGGCACTACGACGAGCAGTACAATAAGCACGCCGCCGAGACAGCAGATAGCACCTTCAAATTGAAGCTGAATGAGGGGTCGGTTGCCTCGAATAACAACGACTTCCCACGACTTCGGGCCTCGCTGGAGGCGGCGCTGGTGGCGGCGGAACAAGCACAGCGCCTTCGGGGAGCAGACGAAGCCACCATCGCACTCACTAGGGCCAAGACCGTTGAAGCGTTTACCGCTACCTGGGCCGTCAACGCAATCGAGCGCAATGCGCCGGAAGGCAAACAATTTGTTCTGGATCATAAGGATGAGCTGGGCGATAAGTACGACGAACTGCTGCATAGGGCTACGCAGGCGAGTACGCAATACGATGTGGAGCGAATGAAGAATGGGCTGCCGCCGGTTACATCGCAGCCCAATTTAGTGCGGGGTGGGGCTGTTCAAACACGCGTCTCGGAAGAGGCCTCAAAGCAGGGGCTCGATCCCGCAACGATCCTGGCATTCGCCGATATTGAAAGCAGTATGGGTCGTAATCTGGGCCGGCGCGGCAACATTTTTCAGTTAGGACAAAGTGAATGGGCAGCAGCAGGTGGTGGACCGTTAGGGGATACTGAGACGGATATTAAGAATGGCCTCATAGATATTAAGAAACGTGAGGCTGATCTTTCTACGGCGTTGGGCCGTAAACCCGAAGGATGGGAACTGTATCTAGCGCACCAGCAGGGCGTAGAGGGAGCTATGAGGCTGCTTAATAATCCTAACATGCCTGCTGGACAAGCTGTTGGAAGCGACACTAACATTTCAGGTAATGGCGGCAATCCCAATGCTTCGGCCTCACAATTCGTCGCTAAGACACGGACACTGTTTGAAGAGCGTCGGGCTCGATACAGTGGATCATCGAGTGCTCCGGCGCAGCCCGCGCTTGGGGCTGGAGGCGATACAACACCATCCCCAACCGCGGCGCCTGCGCCAGCCAAACCAGCTGCACCAGCCACACCTGAAGCAGGTGTACAAACTCTTGCAAGGGACTTGCGCCGACAGGCCGCTGGTTCAGGAGAACCACTTACTATACGAGGACTCGCCGCGGCCGGCGCAACACCCGACACAGTTGACGCAAAGGTAGATACTGCCGTTAAGCATACTGGCTTTGGACCCGACCAACCCCTCGATCTATCCAACCCGGAGGTGTTGACGAAGACTCTCGAGGCCATAACTCTTGCCAGGACCGGGAAGCTGACCTCGGAGGATAAGCAGGTCATAACGCGCGCCGTCA